AAGCTGGCTGAAGCAGAGCGCAAGGCACTTGAAAAGCTCAAGGCAGAAGGCAAGACAGATGAGATTATTGCCGACCTTGAGCGCCGACATGGTGAGACAGCGAAGCAAGCGCAAGAGCGCATTGACCGCCTCATGGGTAGCATCAAGACCGAAAAGCGCTCTGCACTTGTAGCAGATTTAGCGAGCGAGTTAGCAACAGATTCAGGCAGTAAAGCATTTAAGCGCCTAGTTGCAGACCGCATCGACATTGACCCAGAAACAGGAAAAGTAACGTTTTTAAATGATGATGGCGGTGCCTCATCGTTAGATTTGGCAGGGTTCAAAGCGGAGTTGTTGAAAGATGATAGCTTTGCGCCACTGCTTAAAGCAGGTGTTGTTACCAAAGGCGGTGGCAATGCTCAAGGCTCAACAGGTGCAGGCGGTGCTTCTTCTGTTGGCAATTTAGGCGGCTCGCGCTCAGAGCGTGAAGCAGCTTTAGCTAAAAAGTTTAAATTACCAATCAACTAACGGAGAGTACCATCATGGCATTATCACAAATGCAGGTGTTTAACGAATACATCATGCCAGCGACAATTGAAACGCTTGGCCAGATGATCGACAAATTCAACGCGGCTTCTAATGGCGCAATTCGCTTAACTACAACTGGTTTCACTGGTGACTTCCTGCAAGAGTCGTTTTTTGCTGGCATTCACGCTGCACAACGTCGCGTTGATCGCTACGCAGCCAACGGCACTCCATCAGTTACAGACTTGTCACAACTGAAGCACAGTACCGTTAAAGTCGCTGGCGGTTTTGGCCCAATCCGCTTTGAACCATCACAGATGACTTGGTTAACCATGCCAACTGCACGCGGTATCGAAGTGGCAAGCCGTAACTTCGCAGAAGCATTGCTTGCTGACCAGTTAAACAGTGCTATCTTAGCATTACGCGCTGCAATCGCAGGCCAAGCTTCTGCAACTAACGACGTGTCTGCAACTGCTGGTATCAACTATACAAGCATGAACGGCGCACACGCTAAGTTTGGCGATCGCTCAGGCGACTTAGTTGCAACTGTTGTTTCTGGCGCTGTCTATCACAAGCTGATTGGCGACAACTTAACCAACACTCCGCAACTGTTCCAAGCTCAAAACGTTCGCGTTGTTGACATCCTTGGCAAAGCAATGATTGTTACCGACGCTCCGGCATTGCGCGTTGCCGGTACTCCAAACAAAGTTTACGCACTGTCACTGGTTGACTCTGCTGCAACTGTTCACGATGCAGGCGACGTTATCAGCAACATTCAAACCAACAACGGCAAAGACCGCATTGAAACCACGCTCCAAGTAGACTACAGTTTTGGTTTAGGCCTTAAGGGCTACACTTGGGATGAGTCCAATGGCGGTAAATCTCCGATTGATGCTGAAATTGGAACGGCTTCGAATTGGGATAAGGTAGCCACTGACATTAAAATGACAGCAGGCGTAGTGACCATCGGCGATGAAGCTAAAGCATAACGAATAGCGGAGTTCGCTCCGCTTTACTTTCAGGGGTGAGTTATGGAAATCGTTTATTTGCCGATGCCAGTTAGCGTTGAAGAAAAGCGCGAATGGAATAAAAAAGGCTTCAAGGTTGTCGATGAGCTTTACAAACCAGCCGAAGAACCAAAGCCAGAGCCAAAAGCCAAAAAGAAAGCCGCAGAATAAGCGGCTTTTTCTTTACGCGCTCAACAACTTGGCTTAATATTAATGACTCCACGGTTGGCGACAATGCCACGATACAAGGTTAAAGACTTTGACTGCTTCCTCAGTCTGCAATAGCTTCCTTGTTGAAATTGTTGAAGGCAGGTTCTTTCCGCCCACATGCGCGGTTTCTACCTTTCCGTCGTAGCTGCTCGATGCCGAAGCCGCAGCAAACAGACCAGCCTTGTGCTGGTTTTGTTTTTTTGTAAGTGTAATTCCTAAAAGTAAGCGCAAAGCTATGAATGTAAGTGTTTCTTGAGTATTGCGCACGCATAGCGAGTAAATGCTATACTAAATCGCCGGAGCTTCTTATGGATGAGTCACGGCGATAACTTAACTTTCGGGGGAAACATGAGCGGTACAGATACCAAAGACAGCAAGAAAGGCGGGACGGGCGGCAATGCAGCTCGCAAACCTAAACGTAAGTAACTTCACTTTATTCCTTGCTATTGCGTGGTGCTTAATCGCGCTATTCAATGGCAAGGCTCTTGTCATGCTTATCACTTTAATCGGTTACACTTTAATACAAGCCTTCACAACTACTGACTTCGCAGCTTTTTTAGTAGTTTCAACGCTTTACTTTTACTTCGCGCAAGCCGATATCACAAAAATATCAGATTTTAGACAGATATTTTTGGCGTTTGGTGCTGTATACTTTTTGGGTGCAGTTGACCAAGCGGTGTTTTTTCACGCCAACTTTGACACAAGATTCGACAGGATTCAGCCGTACCTGATAACAATTATCAATGCTTATGTACTGGCTCAGCTTTTAGGTGGCGGGGGCAAACAGGATGCCGGACTTATTGACTACATTACTCGTCATTGTATGCGTTGGCTTAATGGGCTATCATTGCTACATCCGAGTCAAAAAGATCATACGCAATGAAAGAGAGCATGAAAGAGCTGCTAGATCACATGATAACAAACGTCCATGATTATACTAGCACGTTAACTCACAAAACCATCACAGCAGCAGGTGGCACAAGTGCTGTATACAATCTTCGCGACTACTTGCCAGATCCAATTAATAACGCAATAACGCACATTGGCGCTTTCCCTTGGATGGACTTATTGTCATTCATTGCTTTGCTGTTATTGGTTGTTGAGCGCTCATTCATTGTGTGGGCGCGCATTAGAGAACACAGACGCAGCGAGGCTCAGTAAATGGCTACACTCGGCACAAACTCTTACACCACAGCAGCGGCTTATGAAGCCTACGCAGCAGAGCGCGGCATTGTTGTTAGTAACGCAACACTTGACCAGGATTTGATTTTATCTGCTGACTTCATTGATACTTACTACAACTTCAAAGGCCAAGAGCTAGACGCAGCGCAGGCAATGAGTTTGCCAACTGATGTTGTTGCGATAGCTGATATTAGCAAAGCAGCATTAAAGGCTGTTGAGCTACAGCAGGCTGGCAGATTGTCGCTTGATGCAACTGTTTTGGCTGGCGGATTGGTTGCGGCAGAGTCTAAGTCGCTTGACGGAGTTGGTTCAAAGTCAGTTAGCTACGAATCCGGCTCGCAAGTAACATATAAAGCGCGAGTGCCTGAGCTTGACAGATTGCTAATGCCGTTTACTAAAGGCAATTCAGGACTGCAAAGGGGCTGATATGGCAACTACGAAAGCCGAATTCAAAGACCTAGCAGACGAGCTTATCAATGATGAGTTTGCCGACTTCAGGCAGGCTTTAGTCATTACAAGCGGAGGCACTTATAGCCCCGTTACTGAATCGTACACAGGCGCAACGCAACGCACTTACCAAGCGATTAAGTTTGATGTTGAAATAGTTGACTGGCAAGGCACAGATGCGCAGCAGAGCGACACTGGCGCTGTTTATACTCGCGTTGATACATTTGCGCCAACTGTGGGAGATTACTGCACATTGGGCGGCGTAGCTGTGTCAATCATTGCGATTAAGCTAGATGCTGCTGATGCTGCAGTTAGACTTGTATTAAGGGTGCGCTAATGACTGCATACGCTGAAGGCTTTTCAATCAGAGTAGAGCTAACAGAGTTTGCATCTGAAGAAATTCGCAAGCTCGGTATGTTGGCAGATCAAGCCATTGTTGCGGCTACTCCATTCAAGGATGGCCAAGCAAAGGCGAACTGGCTGATGAGCATCAACGAGCCTGAAACACGCATCAATGAAAATACATCAACTTTCAACGCTTCCGGCAGCTACTCCATTGATCTAGCTCGCACAGTAACGGAAAGCTATCCTTCAGATTCTTTGCCTGTTTTATGGATAGTTAATAACTTGCCGTATATTCAGCGACTCAATGAAGGCTGGTCTGCTCAAGCTGGCAGCAAATA